TCCGTCTTTGACAATATCCAAAATCAAAGCGGAGCTTGATAAGAAAGTCAAGTCGCTGAATGTAGGTGTAGTCATTGTTGACTATATCAATCAAGTAAAGCGTTCTGCCCTGCCCTCACGCGGAGGTCAGTATGACTGGACTGAGCAGATAGAAGTTAGTAAGGCGCTAAAAGCAATGGCACAGGAATTTGAGGTTCCAATATTCTCTCCTTACCAAACTGACGCTAGTGGTGAAGCTAGATTCGCAAAAGGTATCTTGGACGCCGCAGATGCTGCGTACGCTCTTGAGACCTGGAATCCTGAAGATAACTGTATCACTTTCAATTGCGTTAAGATGCGTAATAACTCTATGGATTCTTTCACTTCTACAATGCAGTGGGATTCCTTAAAGATTGGGCCAGAGAGTTCTATGTCTCCAAAAGATGCAGAGAACTCTGAGCTTAAATCTGGTGAAAGTATTGACGATCTCTAAAATACTTCTTGACACTCCTGTTCTTTTTTAGTATAATATACATATTAAATAATTACAGGAGTTCTTTTCTATGATGGTTTATACAGATAGCAAGTATCGACCAGTCACTCGTAACCGTAAAAAACTGCCTCCCAAGCCTAAGCGCACTAAGCCTAAGTTTGTACCCTACACACCTACATCACAGGTGTTTCGCAGGGAAACTCCAGAGTACCCCTCTGTAGTATCTAAATCGGCAGTACCTACCAAAACAGATGACTCTTATAGAGCAGAAGTATCTAAGAAATACACACTAGCACCTGCGTACAACAAAGGTGCCTATCAAGTAATCAGTATCGACAATGTGGAGCATATAGGAAAGTAATGAAACCATCACCAATAATGTCAGAAGATGTTTATAGATTTCTAAAAAATCTAGTAGACCCAGGCAAGTTTGGACACGCAGTAACTGCTGAAGTACGAGACGAAGCAAGAGTATTACTAGGGTTAGGAAGAGCAGAAGCGGAGCAGTACAAAGCGTGACAGTAGAAGAATTATTAACTAAGAAAGATATTGACTTTCAGTTGAAAGGCAAAGACCTTATAGTAAAATGCTTAAACCCAGAGCATGATGATTCTAATCCGAGTATGCGTATCGATCAAGTAACTGGTATATTCAATTGCTTTTCGTGCGCTTACAAGGGTAACGTATTCTTTCTCTATGGAGAAAAGGTAAATCAACTACAGCTACGAAGAGATTTACTAAAGCGTAAGATACTACAGAAAAGATCAGAAAGTATTGGCTTGGCAATGCCAAAAGGTGCAGAGCCTTACAGCGGGGATTGGCGGGGTCTCAAACCAGAGACTTACACTAAGTTTGAAGCATTTCAGCATCATGCCCCAGATTTCATAGGTCGCATAGTATTTCCAGTACGAGATATTAGTGGGAATATTGTAGCATTTAACGGACGACACACTAGCAATGGAATACCTAAATACAAGATTAATCCAATTGGAGCAAAGTTACCTTTCTATCCTAAAGTAAATGCTAGAGATGGTAAAATAATACTTGTAGAAGGTATCTATGATATGTTAAACTTACATGATAAAGGATTAACAAACGCAGTATGTTCTTTTGGAACAAAGAATGTAAGTGAAGAGAAACTACAAATACTTAAGATGCAGGGAGTTGAAGGAGTAGACATCTTCTTTGACGGAGACGAAGCAGGACAAAAAGCAGCAACCATAATAATTGATATGTGTGAGAAAGTTGGTCTCACTACCAGAAATATCCATCTCAATGGAACTGACCCTGGTGAACTATCAGAAACTAAAGTAACTACACTAGCGAGAAAACTATATGCCTAAAGTCGCATTAATAGAGACTAAACCAAGCAAGACTAACTTCCGACAAGAATTTGATGGAGCTTTCGAGTTCGATCAGTTTCAACTGTGTTCAAATCCTACCATTAAGAAAGTTCTCAAAAAAGACTGCGATATCGAAATCGACAGCAGCCTCTACGACTGGATTATTCTAGTGGGCAGTGACGCTCTCAAATTCTTCACAAAAATTAATTCTGTTACAGAGTATTCGGGTAAGGTAGTAGAGCAAAAGTTCCTACCTGTAATCAATCCTGCTATGCTCGCATTCAAGCCCGAAGCTCGCAAGACTTGGGAAGATTCCAAAGATAGTATCATTGGCTTTATCAGTGGTACTAAGCAAGAAACGTTTGTAGATGAGAGCATTGCTTTCGGTATTCAAGATACTGCAACTGCAAACGCATTTATTCAAGATGCAATTGACTATGATTATACTCACGTTGCTCTTGACTCAGAGACTACTGGCCTCTATCCCCGCGATGGGCATATGCTAGGTCTCTCACTGTCTTACGATGGTGAAAAAGGTGCATACATTGATACTGAGTGCTTTGATGAAACCACTGAAGCACTGTTACAGGAACTCTTTGACAAGAAGACTGTAATCTTTCACAATGCTAAGTTTGACTTGGCGTTCTTTCAGTATCACTTCAATTTCAACTTTCCACAAATTGAAGATACTATGCTCCTACACTACTTGATTGACGAGAACCCAGGTACTCACGGACTCAAGCAACTGGCTATGAAATACACTCCTTACGGAGACTACGAGCAGCCTATGTATGAGTGGATTGGTGAGTATCGTAAGAGTCATGGTATTCTCAAGGAGCAGTTCTCATGGGACTTAATTCCTTTTCATACTATGAAAGTGTACGCTGCAATGGACTCCCTAGTTACATTTCTAGTATACGAAAAGTTCAAGAAGATCAAGCAAAATGCTAAACTGTTATGGGTATATGATAATATTCTTATACCTGGTACTCGCTTTCTTCTGAATGTACAAGATAACGGTGTTCCTTTTGATAGGACTCGACTTCTTGTTGCTCAAGAATTAATGCAGTCGGATATTGATGCAGCGGTCAAAACTCTCTACACAAATCCTGCTATTGCTCGATTTGAAGAAGTTCAAGGCAAGCAGTTCAATCCTAACAGTACAGTGCAACTTCGTAGCTTGTTATTCGATTTCCTAGGGCTACAGCCTACAGGTAAGAAGACAGGCACAGGTGCAAACTCTACAGATGCGGAAGTTCTAGGTGAACTTGCTGAGAAATCGGATGTTCCAGCCTTGATTCTCGATATTCGTCAGAAGTCAAAAATCAAGAATACTTACTTAGATAAGATTATTCCACAACTAGACCGCGATAGTCACCTTCGTACAGGTTTTAATCTGCATGGAACTACTTCCGGTCGTCTAAGCTCTAGCGGTAAGCTCAATATGCAGCAGTTGCCCCGAGACAATCCCATTGTTAAGGGCTGTATCAAAGCACGCCCAGGGCATCAGATTGTTGCAATGGACTTAACAACTGCCGAGGTATATGTAGCTGCTGTTCTTGCAGAGGATAAAGCCTTGATGGAAGTCTTCCGCTCTGGAGGTAACTTTCACAGTACAATCGCTAAGACAGTGTTTAAGCTACCTTGCGATGTCGAAGATGTTGCTACTCTACACTCTGTAGAGCGTCAGGCTGCTAAAGCTGTAACATTTGGTATTATGTACGGTGCTGGTGCTAGAAAGATTAGTCAGGAAGTTACCAAGAGTTCTGGCACTTTCTTCAGCCCTCAAGAAGCTCAGGAAGTTATTGATGACTACTTCAAGAGCTTTCATAAGCTCAAGAGCTGGATTAATCACAACGAAAAGTATATCGAGCAAAACGGCTTTATTTATAGTTTCTTCGGTAGAAAGCGCAGGCTACCAAATGTGGCATCAACTGATAAAGGTATTAAGAGCCATACAATACGGTCAGGCCTAAACTTTCTAGTTCAGTCCGCTGCTTCTGACATTAACTTGTTAGGTGCAATAGATATGGAAGCATATATTAATGCTAAAGGTATGAAGTCTAAAATCTTCGCACTAGTACATGACTCCATTCTTGCAGAAGTTCCCGATGAAGAAGTTGATATGTATCGTAGCAAACTACAGCAGTTTATTCAGATGGATCGCGGTATTTCTATACCAGGTGCTCCTGTAGGTTGTGACTTCGATATAGGAGGAGACTACTCAATGGGCAAGTTTGAGACTAAGTACGGTCAGTATTTGTGATAATAACCTACAAAACTATTACGAAGATTAAGTTTCCTGTGTTTCAGTTACCTAACTCTAACTGGAGTACACAGGATGGTCTTATGTTTATAGACCGAGAAATTGTAGATGATAAGAATATGCGAGGAGATACTCTCGGACTGAGAAGACTTCAAAGCCCTTTCACTATGATGAGACTTAATCGCTCTGTTAATAATATTGTAGGCATACTAAAGCAACCAAGGAACACTTTTATTGATTCTACTGGTACTCCATTTATATACCAGAAAACTTTATTTGTTACCTTAAAATATTTAAAAATAACGAAGATAGTACGAAGAGATGTTGCAGCCTTAGTATACGTAAAAGGCTGTAACTCTCCCTTCACCGTACCAAGACCTCCTGCAGATGATATGCGTTGGGCAGGGGTCTTGCATCTTCACGGATTCCCTTGGGAATTATACGAGTACTCTGAGTCATACCAGAAAGATACTCGTAGGAAAATATAAATGGCAAAAAGAAATAGACTATTAGCATCTGGAAATTTACAGCTACAAGAAATTGAGCCTCTTACCAAGAATCAGCTCAAGGCTTTTGAAAGTGATAAACATCTAGTATTGCACGGAGTGGCTGGAACTGGTAAAACATTCATATCTTCTTACCTAGCGTTTGACGATATATTAAAGAATGAGTACAGTAGCCTAGTTATAATCCGTAGTGCTGTTCCCACTAGAGACATTGGTTTCTTGCCTGGTAACGAAAAGGAAAAATCTTCAGTTTATGAAGAACCTTATAAGGACATTTGTATAGAGTTATTTCAAAGAGGGGATGCTTATGAGATTTGTAAAACAAAAGGCTTAGTCCATTTTATGACAACCTCTTTTATTAGAGGAGTGACACTACGAGATGCAGTTGTACTCATCGATGAGTGTCAAAATATGTCTTTTCATGAGCTAGATTCAATTATAACTCGCATGGGTGAAGGTTGTCGAGTTATATTTTGTGGAGACTTCAGACAAGCAGACCTTACTGATAATGGGCTAACAAAATTTATTCGAGTACTAAAAGCAATGGGAGAGTTTACATTAGTAGACTTTGAAGCTGCTGACATAGTACGAAGTGATTTTGTTAAAAAGTATATAATCGCAAAAACAGATCTAGGCTTATGAGTAAAGCAGTTTTAAGTAATAGGATATTTATGGATTGCACGCCTGAACTACAGGCTGCTATTGATAAGGAATTAACCTATAAAATACCTTCGTGGAATGCTGACGAACCTCCTCAGGTTATAAAGAACATGGGCATCATTAAGAAAGGGTTAATTACCATTCCTATTGGTAGAACTGATTTAATACCTAAAGACTATGAGATAGTTGATAAGCGGTTGAGTATTGAAGCAGACTTCCCTGAGTTCGGATTTGAGCTTAGGGAAAGTCAGCAACAAGTATACGATGAGATTGAAGATAATGCTATAATTAACGCTTGGGTTAGTTGGGGCAAAACCTTCACGGGGTTGGCCATAGCAGGAAAACTAGGGCTAAAGACCTTAATCGTAACTCACACAGTCGCACTACGAAATCAGTGGGCAAAAGAAGTCAAGAAAGTGTATGGCTTTGAGCCTGCTATAATTGGTAGTGGTAGATTTGAGCTAGATAAACCTATAGTGATAGGCAATACACAAACTTTATACCGAAACATGGATAAACTTCGCAAAGAATTTGGGACAATTATACTGGACGAAATGCACCACGTAAGCAGCCCAACTTTTTCCAGAATTTTGGACATAAGCCATGCAAGGTACAAGATAGGCTTGTCAGGAACAATTGAAAGAAAAGATGGAAAGCACGTAGTTTTTCGCGATTACTTCAGCTCTAAGGTATTTAAGCCGCCAAAAGAAAACTTCATGACTCCTACTATACACATAGTAAAGTCAGACATACGTTTTATGGATGGTGGAACTCCTTGGGCAAATAGAGTTACCGCTCTAGCAAACAATGAAGAATATCGCCATTCTGTCTCCATGTTAGCAGCAGCATATGCAGCCAGAGGCCATAAAGTCCTGGTCGTAAGCGATAGAGTAGGCTTTTTAAGAGGTTGCGCCGAACTGACCGGAGAAAAAGCAGTTTGTGTTACGGGCGAGGTCGAGCATGAGGAAAGAGAAAAGCTTGTGGACGGAATTTTGTATGGGGACAAGAATGTTTTGTACGGAACTCAGTCAATTTTCTCCGAAGGTATCTCAGTAAACAACCTAAGCTGTTTAATACTAGGTACTCCCATAAATAACGAGCCTCTATTGACACAATTAATAGGACGAGTGATCAGACTACAGGAAGGCAAGAGAGATCCAGTAGTGATAGATATTCATCTAAAGGGTAATACTGCAAATAGACAGGCTTCAAATAGAGTAGGCTATTATATGAAGCAGGGCTATAAGATTACCCAGATATAAAAAATAGTTCTTGACAAAAAGGTAAAATTTCGGTATAATATGTTCTTATATAATTGGAAAAAGATATACGATGCGGCAAACGGCTCTACTACAGAATGTTTCCGCATATTTGAGATGCTCGTAAAGAGTAAGATTCCAAATAATCGTTACGATAAGATATACAAGTATCGTAATACAGACTTTAATGGTAGGAGTTTTTTAGTTCATGCGGATGTTCTATTGTATAACTCATTTCATTACAGCCCGCGAGAAATCGCGATATACCTTTCGATAGCTGGACTACGCAAATTACCGCACTGGATAGCTACGAAAGACACAACCCTAGACTTGCTTCATGTACCGGATGAAGATGTAGTCCTTGATGCACTATACGAAAGCAGACTATTTCATATCGAAGATGGTAAAGTACATTTTAGGTATGAAGAAGCCCCAACTAAAGAGGAATTAAACTAATGGCAATATCATTTAACCAACAGAAAGGCGCAGCACAAAAATCATCAATCGACACTTTTTCATTCCGAGACGGAGACAACAAGATGCGTCTTGTAGGCGACGTACTAGCTCGCTATGTCTACTGGATAGAAGGTGAAAACGGCAAGAACATTCCACTAGAGTGTTTGTCTTTTGATCGCAACGCTGAGCGTTTCACAAATATCGAAAAAGATTGGGTTCGCGAGTATTACCCCGATCTCAAGTGTGGCTGGAGCTACGCTATGCAGTGTATCGATCCTGCAGATAGCAAAGTAAAAGTAGTAAACCTAAAGAAGAAATTGTGGGAGCAAATTATTACTGCTGCAGAAGACTTAGGTGATCCCACAGATGTAACTACTGGCTGGGACGTTTGTTTCAAGCGAGTAAAGACTGGACCTCTCCCTTACAATGTAGAGTACCAATTACAAGTACTAAAGTGTAAGCCTCGTGCTCTTGAAGGCGCTGAAGTTGCTGCTATTGAAGGTCTCAAGTCTATGGACGAAGTAATGACTCGCCCAACTCCAGACGCTCAGAAAGAGCTTCTCGACCGCCTACGCGGCCCATCACAAGAGCAGATGGATGAGAGCTTGGAAGCTGAGTTCAATATTGGATGATCTTATTCACCGCAGATTGGCATATTAAACTAGGTCAAAAGAATGTGCCTGTGCCTTGGGCATTGAACAGATACCATCTATTCTTTGAGCAAATTAAAGAAATAGAGAAAGAGTGTTCAATGCACATTATAGGCGGAGACTTGTTCGACCGTTTGCCGACTATGGAAGAATTAGAACTGTACTTCACGTTTATTCGTGGAGTACAGATTCCAACGATAATCTATGACGGTAATCACGAAGCTACAAAGAAAACTAAAACTTTCTTTAGTCAACTAAAACAAGTTAGTAGAGACATTAACCCTCTAGTAACCATAATTGATATTTCTTACATAGATAAAGATTTAGGCTTCGGAATACTTCCCTACACTGAGCTACACAAGAAAGGTATCATAGAGCATTTTGATACTAAGAAACCCTTGTTTACTCATGTCAGGGGCGAGATACCTCCTCATGTAAAACCTGAAATTGACTTAGACGACTTGTCTGAGTTCCCAGTAGTTTTTGCAGGAGACCTACATTCTCACTCTAACACACAAAGAAATATTGTATACCCAGGTAGTCCTATGACGACTTCATTTCATAGAAGTAAAGTCTCAACGGGGTATCTACTAATTGACGAAAATTCTTGGAATTG